CCAGACAATTGAAGTTCTGTTTTTAGCGCCTGCACCTTGGGGTGTGAAACATAGATAATAGGGTCCAGGAACTCATGAGTTGCAGCACTAGACGAAACAATAGCAGAGCCAGTGTTTCTAGAGTTCGCGTTATAGCCTGTCCACGTACCATTTGAATAACGGCCAGAGTAATCTAATACGGTGCTGTCGGTGCTAGTTATGCCGGTAATGCCCTCATTAAACTTAAAATAAACGCCCAGATTTGTGTTTGCTAGTTCTTGAGTTGTAATATATGGCTTCGGGTCGGTATTAACACCGCCTCCTACCTGTGTAAACCAATAGCGACCAATGTCTTTAGAAGTTCGCTGTGTTTTCCAGTAGCGGAATTCGTCTAGAGAGGCGTCGAGCTTGCCGTCGCCGGCTAGTGTGGGGCTCGGAGTAGTCCAGGAACCTGAGACTTGGTCAACCAAGGCGCCGATGTGAGCCCGTAATCCTGGTGTTGAAATATCATTAATCCCCGCGGTTCCCAAAGTAGTAGTATTATTAAGTTGGCCATCCACATAGAATTTAGTAGTTACTCCGGCAGATGCAGACTTCATTGTCACTGCATAGTGGTGCCAGTTTCCATCTGCTAGTGAGGAAGTAGTAAAAGTACTTGCTGCAATAGGCTGCCGATAAAATCCAGTCGTTCCCGATAATGCTGTAAGCAATAACGGGTTTGCGCCCAGGACACTATCACCACTGGCGGAAAGCTCCAGGCGCAGGCGCCCATAATCAGCGGATGAGGAATTCTGGCCGTTCCACATATCAAAGATTACTTCGCGAGAAGTAACACTAGGGTCAGAGAAGTTATCCTTCTTGAGCCAGAATTCTAGCGATGTGCCGCGCGAAGCGAGATCATACTGTAAGTTAGAGGCCCGGTTCATCGACGGCTCATAGTAGTTAGAACCAGTAAATTGGCCGGCTAGGGTGTCACTTTGACCCGTAGTGGGGTTAGGGCCGCCTCTGAAGAAGATGTATTCCGGGGTTGAGGGGCGTCCATATCCATCATTAACCTGGCTGACCGCGGTACTGTCGGCCGACAGAATAATATAGCCGTTTGTGCGAGGGTAGCGCTCTTCAAGAAGATAAAGATCTAGATATGTGGACTCATTTTCCCACTCTAGCCTCTCTTTAAGAGAGCCGTCGTATGGATAAGTACCATAAATTCTCTTAATGGCAGATTCATAATATTCTTCAGCAGAACCCCACCGGGCAAAGTTTTCAGGCTTTTTAAAATCAGCATAAGGAATATACCTCTCTTCTTTGATGATATCCTGCTCATGATATCCGGAGGATTCTACTTCTCCCGAAATATCGTTAGAGGTTTTGTTTGCCAGTGACTGAATGTTTTCGGCAACTTCAAAGTATTTCTTAATGCTCATACTCTATAATTATTCTTCAACTCTAAATTTGAACGTTTGAGGTTGCTCCTGCCAGTCTCCTATACTATCATTATAATAGGATAATCTTATTTCATACATATAGTCTGACTCTAGAAGCGATAGATCAAGATCAAAATAGTTGCCTCCTTTGTCGTACGACATCATTGTACTCAAAGACGAGCCAGTGCCATATGCTATAGCCGCATAGTTATCCGTGGTGCGGTAGATCGCGTAAGAAGCGCTTTCAATAATGTCTGTAGGATTGTTAGCTTTCGCCACGGTATAAATTGTGGGGTTCCAATTCCTATCTCTTACAAAAAAGCGAAAGCGTGCCTTATCTGTGGTGGAGTATTTCTTTTTAAGATTGGTGCAACTCGTAATACGATTGAAGGTAGGCGCACTATCATAGGTCGGCATCAGTTCAGGATAGAACGAACCAGTGTAAAATTCAACACCGCCAGAGTGCCATACATCATGAATCGCAGGGACGGCCGTAGAAGCCGCTGTAAGAGCTAGTTGGACTGTATACAGGCCTGTGCTCAAATAACTAGCTGTAGCGTTTAGATCGAGCGCTGCGGCGACCCCACCGCCTACTGGAAGCCGAAGCTTAGATCCCGTGGGCAGGCCGGCGCTGCTTGAATAGAATGAGACCAGCATCTCGTTGGTTCCGACCTTCGGAACATTAACAAGGCGCCCTCGCACATAATTATAAAGATATAATTTGTTTAAGTTGTCGGCAGCTGGCGCAACAGAGCTAGAATAATAGAAATTTTCCCTATCATCTTTAGTTGCTGAGTTCCAGCGCGCTTCGATAACTGGACGTTTGAAGAAAAACTCGGTACTCCTAGAGAAGAACTTCTTAGTATAGTAAGATTGGTTTGCTCCGCCGGGGTTCTGTAACACAGAGCCAGAGTCTGCGCCGGGATCGAGGGGGAGTTTTCCTGCTCCGGCAGAACTGGAAAAGTAGGCTTCGTCGCTGGCCGTTAGATGGACCCCAAGCCCGTAGTTTTTTGTTACTCCCGTAAGTGAAGCGTTAGCATTCGAATATTTGACCCACTCTTCAACTAAGTGTGAGATATCTTGATTTATGTCCTCAAGTCCCAGAGGAAACGAAACATTGGTAATGAGCGCCGATGATGTGTAATAATCGCCACCTTTGCGAGTCCAAGTGTCGGCGCTTGTGCGCAGGCCCCAGTTAGCTTGTCCCAGGTCTTTATATTCATCCATATCAAGGCCGGTACCCTCGGTCCAAGAGCCCGACACTGGTTCTAAAACTAGAGTAAATCCTTGAGGTAGTGTGAATGGATGGCGCGCATTGAACATTCTTAAATGAAAGGAAACGCTCCCGGAGGTGGGAAGGTTCCCTGCGGCACGGCTGGCTGAAATCTGAGAAATAGGAAACTCTATAAGAGTTCGCGAAAGCTCCTGAGATTGTCCGTTTGATCCGGACTCTTGGCCATAAATCGAGAAAATCTCTAGGGAGTCGGCATACCCCATATTAGATCCCGTGCCACGAAGGCGCAAATTCGACTCAAAAGCATTTGTAATAGTTGTGTCTGCGCTAGCTGTAAATCTTAAAATAGCCATTAGGTAATCGATCCCTTAATGTCTATGTTGGGGAACTTAAGTTCGAAAATCGTATTCTTTTCAGACATGATGCGGCGGCCGTCGGCTGACAGTTTATCAACGAAATCATAACTCAAATCTGAATAAATCCCGCCGGTCTTACCTACGATTTCTAAATCGATTACATCGATAATGCCCGGGACCTTCTGTAATATCTTATAGAAGTCCGTGATCATAATAGTTTCGCCGATATCATATTGGCTATTATTAAGATGCTTTGCTATAGCAATGTTGGCGCGATTTAATACTGTAAATCTATCTGCATTGGTATCAATTGCGATCACGTAATTAACTCCAAAGTTTGCTACGACAGCATCTAATATATCAATTGTATCATTAATAATTTTATATTGTAAGAGCCACGTTTTTAAATTATTCTTTAAAGATTGGTTGGCTGCTATTAGCTTGCCACTAGTGTCTTGTGAGATCACATATATATTAATGTTTCGTCGTAACTCATCAAAGTCGCGCACAACTGCAGCTCTTTTAACCGACCCAAACTTTCCTGGCATGCCATAACAGATGGCCTGATAATCCTGAACCGTGACTGCCCTGTTTTGTGCTGCATAATAGCCAAAGACTCTCTGCTTTACTTCTTCAGAAGATGGCAACGTGATGTCTCCTGTGAATGGCTCGTCGTTAGTGGCCTCTAATGATGACTGCGTTGTTGATCGAGATGTAGATGACAGCGCGCCTTGGGATTTGAACCTAAATTTTGGGCTTTCTACGTTTGTAATGGTTCCGGCACCGGCGTTAACATCATCTATTGTGTTCACCCGATATGCAATACGCAAGGTTGTGTTAGAGGGGGCGATTCCAAATTTATCAGTATTAATTAAGTTGGTAGGATCGAAATCAACATCAGTTACATAGGTGCGGCCATTTAAATCTAAAACTAGATTAGTGGGGTCAACCACAGAATCTGACAGTAATTCAGAATCCGAGCCGTATCCAAACTGGAGATATGTGCGGTCGGCGACATTCTCAACTGTAAATCGTCGTGCTACCGGGACTGCCTTAAGAATACTGCTCACGGCTCCATTGGTGGTGCTGTTTGTATTTCTAATTGCTTTATAAATAACGTTCTGGGATAGGTTATCGACCTGGACATATTCATGTCCCTCAGTATCATGCACACTTAAAACATCTGTTACACTGCTTACTCCCAAATCAACCTTTAAAAATCTTTCAAAATTCCCAACCGTTACTTCCTTATACGCCATTCGACCAGAGACAGCTCGGCCCTGAGCTCTCACAACATAGTTCAGCACATTATTGGTGGTATTATCAATATCTTTCGGAACCACTTGGTTGGTTAATACACTAAAGTCGACGTCTGCAAGCAAAGTATACATCCCTCCTCCCAAAGAAGAAAAGGTAGACCCCTGCTTTAGAACCGGGGCATATGCTAAGTCGGGGCCTAGGCTCGATTGGTCAGCCGGCACTTGAATGTAAAACGTAAGCACCCCATACGAGGAGGGACTTTGATTGAGTTTGAAGCCCATCTGGCGGGCCAATCGAAGAACATTATTATATTCAACAGCCGTTTCAAGGAAACTTTCGTTGGCCTGGTAATCTAGATAAAATGATAGCACATCTCCGACATACGAAACTGTATCCAGCATTAATGATCCGAAGGAGGCTTTGTTAAAATCCTTATATGTATCAGGATAATAGCGCTTGGCGTAGTTCTCCAGGTCTTTTCGGATTGAATCAAAGTCCCGGCTCGTATAATCAATAGGTTGTAGTTTCTTGGGCATAATAAAGTCTCTTTAATTAGTTGTGTATATCAATTTCTAAAGAATCTGACTGTTGTAACGGGATGATAGTAAAATAAACACTCAAATTCAGCGAATTAGGGAACAGGTCCGGGTTGTCCTCCACATAATTAAAGACGACATCATCAATTGCAATATATGGCAAGTATATGTCTACCTGTTCCCGGATCTTGCCGGCAATTGCACTATAAGTATCTGGTCCATTATTCTCAAACAAATATCTAGGAATACCGACGCCAAAATTAATATCCATAATTCGCTCTCCTGGGATGGTGAGGAGCAACATTTTTAAGTTTTGCTTGGCCAGGGCATTAAAGGTCATGTTGCGAACATAAGGTCCGAAAACCTCACTGAATTCTAATGGTAGTGCTACCGAAAGTCCGGACATCTTCTTATCTCCTCCTTAACACTCACTTGGGCCGCCCGAGTCTCCAGCGTTTGTTTGGTCTGGACCAAAATCAACCTGGACGTCAATATTGGGCTGCTCAGTGTCAAAGTTAATTAGTGATAACAATAGATAAATGAGCCCAAAAGGTGTGGGCGGCATCATTAACATGCCCATTCCCGTACCCAAGAAATCAACTCCATCCTCAGAAATTCGCGGGAAGAAGTTTTCTGGTTTCACGCCGGGTGGTGGCGGGTCGGGGAAGTTCGGCGGATTTTCCATAAGATACTGCAACAAACATAAAATAGCAACAAAAGCATCTCCCCCGTCGGCGCCGTCGGCAAACGGGGCGATTGCTGGCGGGGGATCGTCTCCGGGGCTCGGCAAGTCAACCTGTCGCAACTGAGACTGAATCATGTTGAATACGTCTGCTGTCCCGCCTTTAATAAGCTTGGTGATGATCACGTGTGGGTCGATGAGTTGCATAAGACCCTTAATAATATCAATTGGTGTCTTGATTAACATTTTAAGAATAAAGTCGCGCGCCATGGCTTCTGCATCTGGACCGTCGATGGCCATGGCCTTGCGCGCGCCTGGGCGGCGAAGGTCTGGCGTTGCGCTATAACTATCTGCGTTTGCCATTGTACTATTCAATATATCGAGCACTTGATTCTTCGTAGATCGCATAGCTTTACGGATATCCTTAAAATACTTTGTGGTAAGATAGAAGTTCTGTATAATTGGGAGTATCCCAATTGTCTCAGCGCTGAAAACATTGGTAAAGTAATCTTGGTAAGTTTCATTATCGAGGAGAAACCTCACTTCTGCGGGGCTTAGACGGTCTCTCTTTTTAACCTCTCTGAGGCTGTAGTTTTCTAGATCCGATACTTTATCCAGCTCGATTTCGAAAAGCTTAATTGCTTTTTTTGTTGGCGTCGGGGCCGGAGCTGGGCCACTCTTTGAGCCGGGTGAAGGGATCCACGGCAAATCAAACTCCGTCATACTATCAACATACATATAACACTGGTAGCGGATCGAGTCATTGGGGCCAAGATTAAGACTTGCGGCGAGTGTAGCGGCTTCTTCCTCGCTCTGAGTGAGAGGTCTGTGATCTTCATCTGGTGGACCATGGGTTGTCCCTTCACAGCCGTGGCCGATGGGTATGGTGGCGCCGAATCCTAAGTATTGATTTATCTGTTGTTGATCTAGGCAGGGAGCGCGTTCGAGGGTCACGGCTTTGAACCAAGACTTCGTTATTACAATACCAGACTTTTGCTTTAATTTGTTCGCAAAAAACTCAGCTCCTAGGTCGGCGCCGGTACCGGCTGAGGTCGTGTTTACGGCGTCTACCACAGGCATCGAGTTCAGGAAGATTTCATCCATTGGTTTCTGGCGCGATATGGGCAACGCATTCTTGACAGAGTTTGATGTCGGACCAGGGTTGCCGGCGGTACCCATTGCGCTTTGAATACGATAAATTGTAAGATAATCGATAATATCATTAAAGGTTGCAGTAGGGGTATCCGGGCCGTAGGTGGTCTTGCCAGCTGGTTTTAGAAACACCGTTCCAAACGGAAACACAACATTATTGTTGAGATCTAAAAGGCCGCCATTCGCCACAGTACTCGGGCGTTGCATCATTCTGTTGAATATGTCGACTAGAGCATCTTTAACCCCGTTAACTTTTTCTTCTTCCCCTGCTTCAACAAGTCTTGAAAAATAGCTTTTCATCGATAGGCTTACCTGATCGCGCATATATGAAACAATAAACGGCTTAGCAAAAAGCTCATCCATTTCCACGGCGCCGAAGACAAAAATGTTTTTAAGAATAAACTCAGCTACGTGTACCTGAATCAACAGCAGAAACATACCAAATTTTATTACTTCGCGCATGCGTTCGCGGGAAGACTCGGGATTGTTATTACAGGCCTCTTCTAAATATTCCTTTTGCATTTGGGTGAATACCCCCGATACATCCAAAAGATCAGATATATCGTCGGCAGCACAGTTAGCATTGTCGTGGAAAAAGTTTAGTGATTGAAGTGTTGCGGCGTCGAAGATGCCATTAACAGTATAATAATCAAAGACCTGGTCTGCCAGTAATCCATAGGCAAGGGGGAAATAGCGCTGTTCAGCTGTGGCGTTCGATACGCCCTGCGCAGCTACTGCATCAACGAACGGATCCAAATTATAGTTTACGGGTTCTAGGGATGTAGACAGAAACATATCTGTTTGAAACTTTTCCCTTGTCTCGGTTGTGAATAGGTCATCCAGCTTAAACACAGAAGGCTGGGAATCTTCCGAGGTACCGTACAGTGGATATTTTAGCTCAATACGTTGGTCGCCTACAGCGATCGCGGTCTCAGGACCGTGAGTGGTGCCCGGGCAGCCAGTTCCCCACGGTACGGTGCCTCCGAAATCTAATATTTGATTAATTTGTTGTTGGTCCTTACAATCGAGTCTCTCTCCCGTAGTCGCCGTTACTGTACCATCCCGGAGGCCCGCAAGGGTAGGAGTCGACGCTATATCGGGAAACGAAAACATAACTCGGTTGGTATTTGTTTCTTCGGAGGTGATATACTTAAAACGATCTTTAATATAATACTGGGTCCGTGAGGGTGTTGTCGATAACCTTTTCCAGTCGGCCTCATCAATATTAATGTAGTCCACAAACTTATTATAAAACTCTTGGTTGAAGCGATAGGTCATAACTGCTGGGCCAGTCCCCTGATTGAGTTGATCTGCTTTGTCTGAAATGTTTTCTAGTGCATCAGAAATTTCTGGTGACATCAGAACGTCCATTAAAATATCAATGGCCTCGCCAATGTTCCGAAGGTCTGGATTTAGAAGGCCCGGAACATCAATCAAACACGCTTCGAGCGCATCGCGGAGGTCGGAAGAGCCAGAGGACACCTCTTTGAGTGCTTTCATTATCGAGAGCAGGGCCGACACGCCGGCTTTAGGTAATTCGGGCCAGTCCTCGGCGTCAGGAACACTCTTAAGTGCGGTTCCATAGGCTGTCTCCCCCTTAGCTCCAGAGCCACCGGCCCGGGCGATGGAAGGCTCTAAGAGAACATTTTTTATCGAGTCGACTGAATAAACGAACTGCATCTCAACAAGTTCTACCAGCGTGCTCAAAGTTTCCGGTATAAGTCTGGTTATGGTCGGGTCACTAATATAGTTTTCGGCCTCAGGGCAATCAAAGTTATATACGGGGGGTTCATCTGTGAATCCGTTTTCAATAATGTCTAGCAAATCCTCAATATTCTGCATCTCTTGGGCATCAAGTTGACCGATGTCTAAACAAATATTATCTTGGTTCAACAATGACAGATCATTAATAATCTCATTGCACAGATCAGTTACATCTGTTACATTCCCCAGGAGCGTAAAGAATTCAATAACCGACGAAACATCTATGAGTTTGGTTGAAATATTAGAATCTCCATATCCTAAATTAAACTCAATAATTCGATCGATTAGTTCGTCGGACGCTGATTGTATGTCCATGAGAAGAATGCAAATGTCCAGAGAACTTAGAATAGATGACAGGTCGCTGACGTACTTGTAGATATCTTCTTGTGGCATGCCTAAAAGATTTATCAAATCTCCGAGTGGGCTGTTGCCATCATTGCCGTAGCCAAATGGATTTACGCCGGCGAGGGGATCCAGAAAGTTGTCGGCAATCAGGCCTGCAAGATCGGTATTTCCGTAGTCACTGGCGCGGGGGTTATTGAGATTGCACGCCTCCTTGAGCATCTCGGTTAGGCTTTTAACAAGCGCAAGGAGGGCTTGTTGCAAGGAGTTCAAAATCATATCTAAGATGGTTTTCCAGAGATCTCCTTTGATTTTAAATATATCAAACGTTTGAGGATCTATGGATGGTCGGGATAGAAGTTCCTCCTCCATTACGTTACCCACGGCGGCCGCGATGCGACTAATTTCAAAATTTATTCCGAAGGTTAAACAGATCAAAGCCTCCTTGGCTAATGCCTTGAGTCCTATTTTTTCTAATATTTTATCCAACGCGCTGCAGTGCTCGAACATGGCAAGGGGGCCTATTTCAAAAGCCCTCTCAATATTATTAGCAATGTTGATGCCAGTCTCAAGATTCTTTTTGCGCTCTGCCTGATATACTTTTTCTGCCAGCTCCGGATTGCTTTCGACTGCAACTCTAAGTTGTGTTAGCTCATCAGTAGTTAAGGCTTTTATGCCGTCTTCCAATTCTTTGGTATCAGTAACATCGATGAGACCAAGACGAATAGCCTCTTGAAGAAGCGCGTTGTTGTCATTATTGTTTTGATCATTGGGGGTAGGGAAACTAAAAAGATCGCCGTTGTTCTGATCTGTCTGTATTTGGTCTGGTAGTGTTTCGGACAAAAACTCAAACATCGGAAATGGCTGACCGGTGGCGTTGCTCTCGCCGGCTTTGAGCAGAACATCATTATATTTTTGTAACGTCTTAAGAGTTAAGGGATCTCGGAATCGCTTCTTATACTTAATGAGAGATAGATATCCTACCTTAAGGAACTCAGTGCCAGTGGC